GCTCGAGAATTTCCTTGGCCGCTTTTTCGGCATCCGAAATTCCGGTGATGATAATTCTTCCGGTCATGTTGCTCTCCTTTCTTGCGTGAATTTAATTCACGCAACGCCGAAAAAAATATAGTTGATTTCCTCGGACGTCAACGAAAGTTCTTCACGAAGAACCTTTATTTCGCTGGCCTTGAAATCACTCTCGCCATTCAATTTGTTGTAAAGGGCCTGCTCGGAGATTCCTAATGCTTTTGCAAGACTGCGGTACGTCTTCCTTTTGCGTGAGATAGTGGCTCTGAGTTCTTCACAATTCAAAATGTCCGCCTCCTTTCTTCGTGAATTTAATTCACGAGCATATATTAACATCGCCCGTGAATATTTGTCAACACATTTTTTTTAGGAATCTAAAATATTGTTGACACAAATTCACACCTGTGCTATATTTCTAATCAACAAGTGGAAGGAGAATTCACATGGAGCTACATGAAAACATCCGAGCCCTTCGCAAGGCAAGAGGTTGGTCGCAACAACAGTTGGCCGAGAGAGTTGGTTACGGTGACCGATCCTCTATCGCTAAGATTGAAGCTGGTAAAGTCGATTTGCCCAGATCTAAAATTGCGGAATTTGCAAAGGTGTTCGATGTCACTCCTGCGTATCTTATGGGGTATAGCGAAGAAACCGACGCCCTCCTCGTGTCCATCGCCGAAGACAATAAGAGCGGCCGCACGGCGGCGGTGGAGGAGCTGCGCCGAACCTATGGCACAGAGCACAGCATCCATTCCACCTACAGCTGCGACGATAAAAAGAGAGCCACCCTGCTGTACTATAAAACCTTGGAGCGGGACGTTGCTTTGTCCCTGGCCGATATCATCTCCACGGTTGACCATCTCGACAGCCGCCAGGCCGAAAAGGTCACCCTTCTCCTCCACGCTTACCTGAAGGCCGAGCAGCCTATCCGCAACATCGTGGATACCGCGCTGGATCCTTATGTGGAAGATTTGGACGTTCTTCTGTGCGGCGGCTCTCGGATCGGGTAATCGTTGTCGATTTCCGCAAAAAATAAACCGCCCGGGGGGCGGCAAAAAGCAAGAGAAAAGCCGCCCGGGAGCTACCACACACCCGGACGGCCCTGCAAAGTATTTTATCTGCAATCCACCACGAAAGAAGATACAACGCCAGAATGGCCACAACCAAAAAGACGCCAACTTTGCCTTTCCATTCTACCACAGGAAAAGCTGGGTTGGCAAGAATGGAAAGAGAGGTTTTATCAAATTATGGCCACAATTGAAAAGAGAGGCGAGAGCTACCGGATTATCGTGTCCAACGGGTATGATATCAACGGCCGGCAGATCCGGGAGAAGATGACTTGGACGCCGGAGCCGAGCATGACCAAGCGCCAGATCGAGAAGGCCCTGAACCGGGAAGCCACGCTCTTCGAGGAGCGGGTGCGGCATCAGGTGACCCAGAACGGGAATATCCGGCTGGTGGATTTCACGGAGATCTTCCTGGAGCAGTACGCCAGACCCAACCTGAAGAAAAAGACTGCCTTCAGCTACGAGCAGACGATGAAATTCATCAATCAGGCCCTCGGCCATATCAAGCTGAAGGATCTGAAGCCCGGGCACATCGCATCTTTCTACGCCAACCTGCAGGAGGAAGGCATGCGGAACCGCTGTAAGGCGATGCCGAAGGTGGACTTCGCCGTCTGGATGAAGGAGCGCAAG